CATCAGCTTTCCTGCCGACTGGACCTGAGCGAACGCCCTTGTCAGGGAGTCCATCCTTGCTGCATCACCACCGGCGATCTCACCGATGCGATACATTGTATCCTCAAGCCCCTCCGCTGACAGGCCGTAACCTAGCAACGTCTGGGCGCCCTTGATGAGGGCTTTCGATGTAAGTGGTGTCTCTCTAGCGATTGTTCGCAAGTTGTTGACGAGGGCTTGGCCGGCGCGATCATCGCCCATGATAACCTGCATATCCACCAGAGCCGTCTCAAGCTCACGGGCCTCGTCGATTATCTTCTTCATAATCAGGACGCCAGCACCAATGCCAAGCATTGAGGCTGAACCCATACCAGCGATGCGGCCCATGCCAGCACCAGCACCACCGAAGCCAGCAGCAGAACCAAGTGAGCCACCGAAGTTGGCCCAGCGGTTCCCGTTGGCAGCGGCTCTCATCATCCCGCCGCCGCCTCCCATGCCTCCTGAGCCTCCTACGGCCCTGTTACGCACGATGGCTTTAGTATTGCGATTTAGGCTTGCGGTGTAGCCAGCGAGGCCCCTAGAGGCCCTGGCGTAGCTTCCACGGTACTTCTCGACCTGCATACCCGCCATCCTCAGAGCTTGCTGCTCTTGGCGGAGCGTGGCCTTGATCTTGACCTGTTGGGCAAGAACCTGCTTCTTGGTGATCATTCCCTTCTTGTAGAGTTCCATCATCCTGAGCAGGGCAAAGTTGTGCCGCTGCATCGGGGTGAGGCCCTCACGGAACACTCGGTCAGCTTCTTTCTTCTGCTTTCGAGTTGCCTTGATACCCCTCACGAAGCTCGTGGTATCCGAGACAATATCGTACCTGAGTGTTCCGATTGAAATGGTCGTCATGCTAGATTCCTGAGTTTATCAAGGGCGTTTTCTGGGGAATCCTCTTTTACGCCTGCTTCAAGCTCAGTCTCAAATTGAGAGAAAGCTATCCAAGAATCCAAGATACTGGGGTCAATGTTGTCCATCCAGTATGCGGGGTCGTCTATTCCCAGACTCTTACAGATTTTGAAAGCCCAAGCCAAGCGATTGTTACGCTTGAAGTGGGCTAGCATCCTCGGAATCCGGTTTACTCGTTTCCCACTTCTTCTCCCAATGCAAGTTCGATTGCTTGGTAGTATGGGTCAATCTGGACGCTATCCAGTTCTTGCAGGTCTTTGATGTCTTTTTCTGTGAAAAGCATCTCGCCGTTCTCATCGCAGAGGTGATCGATGAGGGCAAGCACTCGTCTTTTTTCGAGATACTTCTGGTCGATTTCGCCCTTCTTGTCGAACATTTGTGCAGCACGCTGTGACCGCTTTAGCTCTGACACTGGCTTCACGTAAACGACGACACCGCCAACCTCAACCTCAACAGGCTTGATAGCAAGCTCACTAAGGAAAAGTTCGCGGGTAAGTGATCTCTTTTCTTGTTTCTTTTTTGCCATGTTAAAAATCTCCGAGGCACTGGGCTTAATGTTCATTAACCATTATAGCCCAAACACCTCGGAGTCCTTAAAACATCACTACTAGAAGTCGCCGTAATCTGGTAATTCTTCGGCTTCTTCTTTTTCTATTGGAGCAACCGTATAGCTCACGTCGGATACCCCCAACTTCTCAGCAACAAAGCTCCTCACAAGCTCTGTTTCTTCTTCTGTAAGGTTCGGTTGATTGAATGCAACGCGACCCTTCACAGGGTCACGCTCCATGATCAGCCCGACTGGCGTTCCATCCAATCGTACTCTCCACACAGGCATCTCAATCTTCTTGCGAGTGGCGATGTCCAGTGCTTCAACGCGGTCTATAGTTACTCTCTCCATTACGCTGCCTCTGCGCTGTATGCAGGTCCAGTTCCGCCATCGAAGCAGAACGTAAGAGACAACTCAAGCAGGCTGTCAATTTCCATGCTTGGCTGTGAAACGCTCATGACAAAACCAGAGCCAGTCAATGTTGCGTTAGTTGCGTTTGCAGGGTCGCCAATCGGCAGGGTGATCGTGATGTCCTCATCGACTCCCGGAAGTGGCATTTCCAAGGATGGATCAAAAACTGCGGTCAATTCTACTTGACCGGGGTCGGTTAAGTCACCTGCGATAAAGCGNTTGAAGCCAGTGGTGTCCAAGCAAGANGCGTCGATCTTCTCTTGTGCCCATTCAGGCAACTTGATGCTTCGGATGCAACCAACTGCTCCGGTCGATGACAAGACTGCCGTAGCGCCTTGTCCAGTCATTCCAACGTAAGCCATAATTCTCTAAGCCTTTTCGTAAAGGTAGTAGTAAATATCAAAGGATTGTATTGTCCTGTAAACCCAGCGGTCACTGCCGTCTGACGGCCTATCAGCCATATGGTATGAGCCAGTTGACTGATTTAAGGACTGGACCATTACACCATTGTAACTGCCCTTCTTGTTANTTTTAGTGAGAGCCTTGTTAACCTTAATCCAAAGATCATCGGAAGCCGCTCTGCTATTGCTTATACACTCGATNCTAACGTCGTTCTTCTCCATGCCAATGCCGCCGTCCATGCAGTCAAAAGCAACGCTGCTGACTGTCCATAAAACGATAGCTGGCATCTGCGTGTCTTGTTTCAGCCAGTCAGGATATACCCTGTTGCCAACAACTCCTGCAACATCTGGGTCACTGACTAGCATGTGTCGTATTGCTGCGATTCCTGTAGCCATTACCAGTTAATCCACTCTTGTTTCATTTTTTCAAGGTAGCTCTTCTTTTGAACTCCCTTGGTGTTATTGCCAGCCGGACNCATAAATGGCCTTGGGCGTAGGTGGTAATAGTNTCCGGTTCCCCAGAGTTCTATCACGCCGCCCCACTCAAGTATCCATGCTTGGTTGCCCCAAGGTCGTCTGGGGCCAACCATGTGTAGGTAACCGTTGTTTACACGCTTCTCTTTAACGCCAACCTTGTCAACCATAGACTTGCGGCCAGCCCTTGCGTCCTGCTGCTCCTGACTCTTCCTGTGGAAGGTTCCGGTTTCCATCGAGTTTCCTGGAAACTTGCCAGAATCAGGAGGGCGTGGTGCGCTGCCCATATCCAACATAGTGTTGGCTGTCTCTCTAACAATGATGGCAGCCGCTCTGCCGCACTTCCTAACAATGTTTGTTTTCATTTCGTCAGGGAACTTCTGCAATAAACGGAAGCCCAAGTCGAAGCTGTCTTTATCTATTTTGGCAGTGTAGAACTGCCCTTTGTATGCCTTGTACTGCTTGAACGCTTTTTTGTTCTTGGCGCGAATAGCTTTAGCCGAGGCTTGACCTACAAGTCTGCCCTTTGCCATCTATTTCTCCAATCGCAGTTCAACTCTCATTTCAGACCTGATACCTTCTGGATCAGATACGCTTGTGATGCCGTAATTGTCACCATTGATGACAGCACGCATCTCAACATTTGCGCCCTCAATCGCCGCGAAGTTACCGAATAGCGCGTGGGTAGACTTCTCTGTTACCATGCGGCCTCGCAGTATCTCGCCGCCGACCGTGGAGATAAATTCACACCGGCCAGTCAGCGAAAAACACGACCCAATCACTAGCGGTATCATAAGTAGGCTGACCATAGTCATCCACTGTCCCATTGTGCTGATAGAACGTGGCTCTATGTCGCCTGAAACCGATTCGCTTTCTCATGGGTAGCTATCCCTCATAAGGTTGTTGACAATGTTTCGGTACGCCATCTCTTGCGAGTGGAGCGCAGACGATTCCTGTGCGGGATCGTAGAACCACTTGCCAACGCATAGCTTGATCGCTGCCTTGATAAGACGCGGCTGACAATCGTCACCCGTACCGTATCCGGCTGTAAACTCGATCTGAACAGCGTCAGGAGTGTTGGGCATGACAGAAGGAAACTCTGTGCCAAATGCTGGCACTAGTTCCTGCGATGATGCTATATACCTGAAAGCAGAAGGATCGAGCGTCTGTAACACCCCGCTCTCGTCGTAGTATCTGACGGAAAGGATGTTCGTCACGGGTTTAAGGTTGATCCTCAGCGGGTTGCTGAAGTATGGACCGTAGTTGACAAACGTAGAGGTTATCAAGATACGATCAATGTCCCTTTCAAGTCGCTCCTTAGCGGCGACTATCAGGGACTCGATCTTTACATCTTGGGTAGTATCACTTTGAGCTACGTTTAGATGGTCCTTTACTTCGCTTACGCTTACTGGAAGGCCTTGGCTCCCCGTCGTTCTCTTTAGGGACCACTTCATCTTTTTTTACCTCAATGTATTCTACAGCAACTCCAAACGAAATCAGGGGTGCGAGCAACGCCAACATTCCCAACTTCGCCAACCTGCCCCGCCTTATAACCAAGGCGGGGCTTTTTGAAAAGCATCAACATTAAGCTACGGTCAGCTTGCTGAGAACTTCTGGGTTCACGCTTGCGATGTCAATACGCTGCGTGCAGATGATTCCAACTTGATCGTTAACAGCGAACAGTTCGTTGAGAACGTTGAAGTTGAGCGAGCGACGGTCACCGAAGTAGTGAGAAACGCTCANGTCNCCGAATACAGCAAGCAAGTCGCCTGATGTGGCCGAAGCGCCGGGCATTGCCGAAACAAACTCGACTGGGTAGCCGAGAAGAGTTGGGCCAACGCCTGACTGCAAGTTGCTGTCGAGTGTTACCACCAGCAGCGTTGAGCAAGTCGCGGATCTGTCCGTTGAACAGAGTTGCGTTCATGTACCACTTGTGGCTCAAGCCACGCTCTTGACCAGCAGCAACGGTAACGGCAGTCAGGTCAGTAAGTGCCAGTGAGCCAACGTTTGCTACGGCGCTGTCAGCAACGTCAGTGTCGCCTTCGATTCCGCCAGTGTAAAGTGTTCCACCAGTGAACAGGTTCTCGTCCTCAGCTTTGGCAAAGCCCCAAGCCAAGTCGCGAACGATGGTGTCAGTCATGGAGATGATCGAATCTTCTGCGATCTCTGTTGACATCTTGACCAAGCCAGCCATCTTCTGTGCTGTCAGTGAAATCTGACCGAAAGTCAAGTCGCTCTCGGTGATCGCGCCAGCTTCTGCTGGGTAGTAGATCGTCGAGTGTCCGAGCAACTTAGGAACGCTCCAAGTCATAGCTCCCATAACAACGCGACGGCAAGCGCTACGTGCAACGCCGTACTCTTCAACCAAGTTGATCAACTCGTTGGAGAGAGGAGTTGGGACGGTGAAGCCGCCCTCGGAATCAGTTCCAACCGACTGTGCGGCGAGGAACTCTTGTGCTTTCTTGCTGCCAGCTTGTGCCATAAGGAACTGGCCGGCGCTGTAAGCATCTTCGCTGCTTGCGAAAACGTTGGATTTGTTGTACTTAGCTTTTGCTGGGATAGCCATTGCTTCTGGTTTCTCTGCGGGGGTTTCTTCTGCCATTGGCTGAACGCCAGCCTGTGGCTCTTGGGAAGTTGCTCTGGCTTCCACAATGGCAGCCATTTTAGCCTGTACTTTCTCTGCTTTCTCCTTGCTGGCTTTCAGACCCTCAAATTCGTCGCTCAATGCGAGAATCTGGTCATTGTCAGCGTCGGAAAGCTCACGAGATTCATCAGCAGCGATGGCGCTGATTGCTTCCATTTCGTCAGCAATCTCGACCAATCGTGCTTGAATATCTGCAAGTTTCATAGAAAACGCTCTCATTTTGAGATTAAAGGAATATTTCTTAGTGGGCGGCTCTCTGCCGCGATCACTCTATTATAGACTAAATCAGCCGTAAAGCTGAAATCATCTCTACAGGGATAGTCTCATTTTGAGACTCAGAGCCTTGGCGCGGGCCTCGATCACGCATGGTGCGAGCGCCAAAGCCTTGGTTTTCTCTTGTTTTCTCTCCTTTTTGATGTAATTCACCTCGTCGGCAAACCCGATGGCGACCGCATCGTCTGCTGACAGGTATGTCTCTTTTTCCATCATGTCCATCAATTCGTCGCGTGATGCGCCGGTTCGCTCGACATAAACGTCAGCAATCATGCCGTCGAGGCTGTCAAGCTGCTCGATAAGGCCACGGAAATCGGTGGAATTGCCCATAGCCACGGTCCAAGCCTTGTGGATCATAAACTGGGCATTGCTGTTGATTACAACGTGGTCAGCAGCACAGGCGATAACGCTGGCGATACTGGCGGCCATTGTGTCGATGTGAACCGTCACCTTGCCGCTGTACTGCATCAGGGCGTTGTAGATGCTCAGACCGTCGCTAACGACTCCGCCGGGGCTATCCAGCATGAGAGTCACATCAGCGCCGTTATGCTCATTCAGGGCGTCGTGGAAGCTCTGAGCGTCAATTCCGCCCTCGAACTCACCGATTGGCCCGCGCATGTCGATGCTGCTGGACTCAGTTCTGTTAACAAGTGCCATTTATTCGTCCTCTTTAAGTTTCTCGGTTTTAGGTTTATCAGCTTCCGTTTTATTCGGATCTGCTTGTTTTTCTTCGTTGGGGTCTGCTTCGTTACCCTCTTCTGAGACTCCTCCGGTCGTCATGACATCATAGTCGTCTGCAAGCTCTGGGACAGGCCCAAGTCCGTGCATCTCGCGTACTTCGTTGCCACTGACAACTCCCTGCTGGCGCAAGCTGCTCGTGTAGAGAGCCAAGCCATCGCGGTCATTTGCGAACAATGGGCTGATGTCCATCTTGTAGTGGTAGTTGCCAGACTTCTGGTTTCTGGCAGACATGAGCTTCTTATCAGCCTCTTGCTCGAACTTTGTGATCCAGCGGTTCAGGCAGTTGGTCAGATATACGCTCTGACGCTCTGTGATGCTCTTGTAGACGCTTCCGCCGGTGTCCCCGATAACTGACTCAAGCAGGAACATCAGGGCCGCAGATTCGCGCTGGAACTGCCTCATGCCGATGTGGCTCTGGTCCATCGTTGGGTACGACATAGGGATGGCTTTCATGCCCGTTTGCGCAACAAGCCGGTTTTGCCTTGGTTATCCAAGCCAGTGTGGGCGTTGTTGAAAGCCTCCAAGAATGCCTGAGCATCGTCGTTAGTGCCGAATGCGCCCGTAGGTGCTTCAAGCAACAGGCCGGGGCGACCGCTGTTCTGGAAGATCGTTCCAGCCGACTCGCCACCAGCGATTGCAAGGCCGATGTTGTCACGGAAGATACTAAGGAGATTCTCGCCCCAGTAGCCATTGCGTGTCAGGCCCATGATGTAGAATACATCAGCGTCAGGGATCTTATACAGAGTCCCTTGCTCGTTGGTATTCGTCAGTTGGCCCTGCTCAGTTCCGCTGTTGATTGATACACAGTGCCAGCGCTGTCCTTCGACCATCACCGTCTGTGTGTACTCAGCTTGCAGTGGAATCAGGCCAGTAGCTTGACCCATCGANTTNCGCTCGATGAACAGGCGGCCNTTGCCAAGNAGGAGTGCGTCAACCATAAGNTTCTCTATGGTCACTTGCGTGGTCTGGATGTCGTTGGGTGACTGCCAGACCTTGGCGCCTCTATCACCGTATACAATCTTCTTATCTCCCTCTTGGCTNTACTCGCAGAGGTTCAGAGGGAGGGTGCTTAGATGCCCGCTGATCTTGCTCACAGCGTTCCAGATCTCTGGTACGCCCAAAGCGGATTCAAGGGTTACGTTGATGCCTGCCGAACTGTTAGTCCCGCCGAAATACTGGGTCAACCAGTTAGCGGGGTTTTTCAGGCCGGAATTCAGGCTGAACATTTGTCCGATTTTACTTTTGAAATTCATGTTTGTCTCAAATTAAGAAATAGCTGTCCGCGCGTCCTGGTGCTGCCGCCGCACGCGAGAATGCCATGACAAGCGCGACTGCTGGGTCGATCTTCTCGATGGACTCTCTCTTGCAGAGCATCATCCGGTCCTGTTTGTCAGTTTCCGTAACCGCGTTGCCTACGCACCATTTTAACAGAGGATTCCCGTCATGCGTAAAACGTCCATCAGCCATACACTGACGAAGCTCTGTAATCGGGGTATTGAAGTGCCCTGTAGTCTGTGGCATGGCAACTGCCGGTATTCCGTTAGATTCGAGGTTCTCAGAAGAGCGTTGTGCCTGATATGGGTCAAATGCGACCTCTTGGCATCCGTGCTTTCTAGCCTCGATGATAAAGTCCTGCTCAAGCTCTGAGACTGGGAACTTCGTTGTCCTAAGGAGACCTGAAGAGACAAACCCGTTGAAAGGTTCCTTCTTCAGATCCCTTGTTGTATCTGTGCTTATGTAACTAAAGGTCTTGCCCTCGTAGCGATATACAGGGCTTCCAACCTCGTTAATCTGGCTGGTTTTGAATCGTGCGACCATAGCGAACGCCGCTAAGTCATTGCGACCACCGAGGTCGATTCCCCCAGCAATAGCGTCTGCATTCTTCCAGTTAGATAGTTCTCCCTTGCACTGCTCCCAGTGAGCGAGATTGAATGCACCGTCCAAGCTGGAGACGATTCTGTTGCCGTGGTATCTTGTAAATCTACTGAGAGCGATATTGTCGGCGTGTGCGGGCTTTGATTGGTCTTGTAGGTACTCATGGGTCAGTGTGACTCCTAGGCATGGATTAGCCTTGATCCATAAGTCGGAATCAAGCGCATCATCCTCTTCGTCAAGCTCGTAGCTCAGAGAGAAGTATGTGTTGTCATTGTAGTCGCCTTGTGCAACGCCAGTAGCGTANTTCCACTCTGACTTCCATAGCTCGCTGGTGGTTGAACCTGCTGTAGTTGTGATAATGAACAATGGCTGTGATCTAGCACCAGAGCCGGTCTGCATGGTGTCGTAGAACTCTGCCTGATTGCCCGTTGATCGGAAAGCGTGAAGCTCGTCGATCACTACCATCGAGGGGTTAAGCCCATCAAATGCACGNTCAGAACCAACTGCAATAATGTGACCACTATTGTGACCAAAAGTAATCTGCCGGTTTTTGTAGTCCGACATCTCTTTAATCTTGTCCGATTGGCCGCGCATTCGTACAGCCTCGGCCATCGTGACGCGATCAGCTTGTTCTTTTTTCGACGCGGCGATGACAACTTGAGCAACAGCTTCAAATCCATCAGATACCGGATTGTAATCATAGCCAGCAGCAAATAGACAAAGTGCAGCAGCGAGGGTTGATTTTCCATTTTTACGTGCCACCGATATGTATGCTTTTTTGTACCTGCGGCAGTTATTGTCTTGTCGTTTCCAGCCAAATAGGTTCGCGATTGCGAATGCCTGCCACGGCATTAGATAGAAGGGCTTTCCTACATCCTTACCGATACTGTGCTTCATAAGGGTAGGGTAGAACATGCACACATTAGCGGCGTGCATTCTATCGAAGTAGTACGGGAACTCAGGCGTATTCTCTCTCTTGAGGTCGTCAAGGAAACGACGACAAGTGCCGATCACCGATTTGCAGGCAAGTATCTTTCCTGAGACAACATCGTTAGCATAGCCAAAGATGTCCTCTATTGGATCATAATCTTCTAGCTTCATTTTCCACCCAACTGCTTCATAAGGTCCGTGACTTTATCAGTCGAGTCGTTACTAGCTTCAGGGGATACCATGCGCATTCTTGCCTGTGGGGTCAACCCAAGCTCGTTCATCAGCTTAACGTGCGTACCCATGCACTTATGCCAGCTAACTACGTTGGGACATGTGACTCGGGTTCCATCGTCCTTTAATTGGCCGTGACCCTGCTCCTGAACAAGCTGAGTGAGTCTAAAGAGTTCTCTTGCGTTCAGGCTGTACGCCTCGATTAAATAGACATCTGATTTATTCAGGATACTCATTGAGTCCAAAATATCGCATGTCTCTTGAAATATCGAGAGGGTTAGCGTATCAGCCTGAACCAAGATAGACGGCTCAGGGCGACCCACAATCGCTTTAATCGCAGTAGATTCATCGGGCCTACGGTCAGGGTTCTTCGCGTATGCACCAGATACTTCTAGCAGTTTGGGGTTCGATTTGGGTCGGCCTGTTCGCGCCATAACTGTCCTCTGGGTGTACCAAGCGGGGCTAAAACCGCCACCGCTCTACCCATTATAGACCAAAAACGTCTCAAAGTGAGAAACATCTGCACTATTCCGGTGCTGCACCGAGTACATAGTGCGTTTTTCCCTTAATTAAGACCTCATGGATCTCTTTGGACTGAATCAGGTCGTTGAGGATTTTGACCCGCATCTGTGGGTCAATCGAGGAGTTCAAGCGGAATACCTGTGGTTCAGAGGTGTATTTCGTCGTGATTGTACGAAGAACCTCTGCTCTTCTCTCGTGATATTCGGTCTTGATCCTGTTCTTGTAAACCTTTACGACCCTTCGAGTTAGGTGATTATTGATCGCAATAGCGCGATTTGCGTCCTCCAACTCTATGGTGTTTGATCCACGGGACACAGCAAAGATTAGAGCCAATTTGGCTGTTTTCTCCGATGCTCGACTCCAAATTGACTGCTCAGGCAGGCTAGTGCCAGCCTTGATCTTCTCTCTGGTCTTGCGTCGAATCTGGATAAAATGGCCATCCAGACGCTCTGCTGCCTCCTGTGATCTTCTCACAATGACAAGCTCTGGGTTATTCAGTTCCTCGGAAATCTCTGGGTCCACGGTAAGCGTGTCTCCACTGTTGCACCTATTGGTCTTGCAGAACCACCTGATCATCTTCTCAGGAACCTCGCTCAAGCTACCAATTTTCTCCTGCGGGTCATTGTCACCGAAGAACAGTACGAATCGGCCCATTAAGCCGTCCTCGATCTGATTGTCGGAGATTGTACCCAACACCTGACGCGGCGTGGCTGTTGCCAAGATATGCAGGTGAGGGAAGTCCACGGGATCATTTTGTCCAGCGTCATTGTTAGCCAATGCCCTCAGTTGGACGTTGGTCTCTGATGCACTCGTGTAAACTGACTTCAAAACCGTACCCACCTTCTTGAAGTGAGCGGGGCATCGGTCGCTAGCCAGATTCGAGAACAAGTCTCCACATTCGTCCAGCAACATGCTCATTGATGGCTTTTTAACAAGCCCAGCAGCAAGCCCAGCGCCAGAGTCGATTGCGGTCGGACCCTCAAGATCGTCACGCCCTACAGCGCGAAGAAACTTATTTACCATCTTACGAGGCAAATCCTTGCCAGAACCAGTTTCGGCCAGAATAAGCGAGTACAGGTTAGGCGTCGTCTCGAATGCCGAGTCGTCCTTGTACTTGCGGCTCATTCCCACCGAAGCCATATGGAGCGCCGCCGAGAATGCCATCTCAGGCTGACCCTCTGATTGGCGGTCCATAATCCAGTTCATAGCCTCTTCAATGAAGCCACCATCTCGCATGAGGTCCATCGGGATCTGCTCCGACTTGTCAGATGGCCGATAAAGGGCCTCAGACCGCTCAGAAACGTCTTCGATGTAATCTGCGTCTAAAAGTACCTCCATCGCTTCTAGGCTCTTAGAATCGAACTGAGCCTCTGCTACGAACTCTCGGTTCCCTCCCTTGTTCTCTCTGGCAGTGCCATTGACACCCGATGACCAAAATGCCTTGGAAAGCTCTTGCTCACTGAGTGGACCCTTCGCGAATCGGTTATTCAGCCGATGGATCAAGGTATACGCCTGATCGTCGGAAATGCCGTCGAATGCACGGATATGCCCAGAGGCTCGGAAAATGGTGTTATTCCGCTCGCCAGTGTTAAGATCTATCTTGTCTAGGTACGATTCCGCACGGAACACGGCAGTCTCATTTTGAGAGAACCTGCTGGCTCTTGAGGATCTCAGTGATGGTGAGGGGATGTTGAAGTCGATCTCGACGGTCTCTGCTACCGGTGCTGGCATTAGACCCGCCTCTTTGACGACATCCTCATTGATGCAGTAGACACTGCCCTCTTGATCCACGTTGTTTACGATCTCCTCGCCGGTAAACGCCCAGAAGCGGTTATGGTCGTAAATCTCGATGGCTTGCTTGTCCGGCCCCTTGCTGGTGCTGCAACGCGATCCATCGGGCTTCTGTCCGATAATGATAGCTTTGAAGCCATTGCCGGATGGGCTGACCTCGGCATAACACCGGTCCTTGATCGTGTTGAATATCTCGACCGCCCAGCCGCGAGGCTTGCGCTGGTTGTCACGGACCTCAAAGGCATCATCAAAGTCAATGCCGGTGAATAGGCCACGCTCGCCTAATGTAAAGGCCAGATTCCAGCCGTCGCCCAGTCTGTGCAGAGCGTCGGTGGCCTCACCGTAGCTTGCCCATGTCTCTGGGTCGTTTGATTTTGCCCTGCTTGCCCCGTTCACCTGATACGGGATCTTGCGACCATCCTCCATCCTCCAGAGATGCCACTGGTCAACTGACTTCATGATCTGTAGTACGTTCTTCATCTTCAACTCCATAATTGTGTCTGCCTGAACCCCTCAGGCGATACTCTAAGTTTACAGGAGAGACCTTGCGGTGTCAAGCAGAAGTGCCATTTTTTTTTCTACACGTAACAAATACCTTAGATCAAACAACTAGAATAGCGATATTATCTTTAAATTATATGTATGATCTACTTTATTTTTAATATAGAGAAAAAAAAACACCCCTTGACGCTACGGAATCGCGCAGGTATGATGGTATGTAGGCGCCAGGAGGTTCTGGCCCATTTTCACCAAACGGAGAGACACAATGAAGAGATGGCAAATTGAGGACCGCGACCGCAAGTGGTATAAAATGAGCAAGGAAGGAATGAGCCAGAGGGAGATAGCTGAAAAAGAGGACACCACTCAGAGCTATGTATCAGACCGGATACGAAAGCATAAAGCAAAGTACGCAATCTCTGGTCGTCACCAGTCAAACGCTCAGATCGCACTAGTGAGGGACACCCTAATTAAGGAGGAGTACACTGCTCAGTGCAATAACTTCAATTCGATACGAGAGGATAATTTTGAAGATCCCCAGTCAATGCTAATAGCCATACTCTCTGTCGCTCAAGGCATGGGATATGGGTTAATTGCTAAGATGGGCAATATGGAAAGAAACCCACATGGGGATTTTATCCAAGATGCTCTTGATCGCTACGCAGCATTCGCAGNAAAGTTTGATGATTTCGGAGGGAGGATTAGTGATTAAGCCGGTGCCTGTACAGATGTTCGAGGAATTTACGGGNTTTCGTGCTATACTAATAGCTGAGGAACCCCGTGGTTTTCTTGCAATAACCACGAAATGTCAAAAAAAATTCAGAATAAGACAGGTCGGATCAGACCTAGAGGTGTACAGATGTTATTAGCAATCGAAGTGGCCGTTAGCTCGTATGGGATAGCTATAACGCTAGCTTATAGCGTAAAATGGTATGTAAATGCTTAGTTTGCTATCAGAATTCCTACAGCCTTGGGCGGATCTCATACCGAGATTCTCGCATAGGCCATCGTCAGTTGAGTGGTGCGTATGGGATAGTCCTGTTCTCGGCCCCCGAGTTACGAGATACCCCATACTGCACTGCCCTGCCCTTACGCATATAGAATACTACCCGTCTACACCCTTCCCGCTGGATCTGGAAGTCCAGACCCTCCGCACAGCCGACAACCATGAGATCACGATCAATGCCAGCATTATGGTCTCAATATGCGACCCACTCTTGATGCGGGGCAGTATCGGCTTCGACGACTACATAAGCAACCTATCAATGGAAGCTCGTGCGGTCATCCATGAATTTATCTCTGGGCACAACTTGATCCACGGCCTTGAGTCCACCGCTCTTCTCTTTGAACACCTCTCAGAGTCGCTGACCACACTAGCCGATAGTGGGGTATATCTTGACCGCCTCTGTATCGAGGACGCAGCAGCTACAAGCGCGTTTCGCCTCTACGGCGTCTCAGCCGCTCTCTAAGCCTCTCTAGGCTCAACCTGACTATAGGGTCAGGTTCTACATCCAGGCTTCACCACAAGCCTCCTAGGCCCCTTAAAACCGATTTCTCCACTTTTGGGGAATAGTCGTGGAGGG